GGGAGGTTCTGAATCTAGACTGCGAACTCGGTAGCATATCTAGATTGCTCCATCTCAGTGACGAACTGAGTGGAATCAATATTGCCCATATAATCGTGAGTATCAAAGTAGTACTCAAGAGTCTCTGCCCATCTAGGATCGGCCTGAGCCTCTTTCAATGGATACTCCTCATATTTAGCTAACTCCTTAGCTAATACTTCGAACAAGGGATGCTCCTCCACATCCAGAAGTATTTGATGTCGAGCAATAGCAACATACACTGCGTTAGCACTTAATGCTGAGCTCTCGCGTTCAGCAAATGCCAAAGAATTAATGGCTCTAAATATCGACCTAGTAAGTATGGAGCCGTCACACCACCACTTACTATTCACTAGCGCATCGTCGAATTTAATTGACTTGTCAGGCGATACATCTCGCCTTGATATGTTAGCCCATTTGCGTAAATTCTCATCTGTAATATGGGTACTAAAACCAAAAGTGATATCATCACCATTGATGAGTACGCATTCGAGATACCGTAATAAACGCAGTTGTCGCAAACATTCGAGGTGATCAAATAGATTAGTTAATCCATCTCCAGGGTTTGTAATCTTTCCTCCCGAAGACATTCCTCCATTTCGGTGAACGATTCCACCAGGCGTTATCAAATCAGCCGAAGCTGTATGTTGAATTAGAAGTTCTCTGAATTCATACTGTGGGGCCAACAATGTCCAACAGGCGCTTATCTCCAAATTTTGGACAGCAGTATCGTAACTGGTTGCATCTATATACACCCAGTGTGTTACTTCAGAGATGTATTTATTCATCCACTCCTTTAAGCCGGTTCGAGCGTCAAAATAAAATACTTGAAACCTATGACTAAGTTTCTGTGCTTCTATAACAGTCTGGTCTATTGAATCGTCTAGTGCTTCTCCTTCCATTACCCACATATGGGCTGGTTTCATAAACACTAGTCGGACCTTTTCATCACCAGGTTCGGATTGTTGAGTTCGATACCCGGATACATCTGACCAACACTTATCAATATTGTTGGAAGGTTTGACAACATGCTCGTTGTACTGGATTGCTCCCTGAAGAGCATCACGCTTCTTACCACCTTCGGGTAAGGCAGCTCCCTTCCTCATCGATCTTCGGTTCCTCTGTGAGGTGGCATCGAAGTTATATTTGGATGAAGGTCGCCAGCACATCTCATCTTTGTATTCATCAAAGAGCTCGATATAATGATTTGGCTCGTCTTTAACATACTTGAACTTATCGATAGCTTCTAACAGTATGCTAGTCTTGAATACGCTGCGAGGCCAATTAACCCTCTCCATAAACTTTTCATCAATCTTTCGCAAAGAGGTAGGAATGTCCGTGGTCCTATATCCTACTCGGACAGCCTTGAAGACGGGTCCAAGGACTTCTTTTGCGCCAGGACGAGTAACGATACTTGTATTATCACTGGATTGACCACGGATTACATTTGCCAGCCATTGGCGTCCTCGTTTCGTTGTAGGAACAGAAAGAGTCATGCTGATGGAATCAACCCCATCGTAGATAGAATTGAATATATTATACTTACGGCTAGTATAAACATATTAATCCATTTCTTGATTTTAAGCCAATTTTCATTAGCTTTACGGAGTTCTTCATCAAGCTTCTCTTGTAGTTCAGCTAAGTTCAGACTATTCTGAGCTTGTAGCTTCACTCTTTTGAGGAGTTTCTGTTTAGGTGTTTGCATTTTAC